ATGGATTAACGCCGGAGTTTTCTCGTTGGGCAAGAATTACACCTGGTATTTCAAACATAGCTGCTCCAGCAAAACGAGATCTTGCTAAACAACTAGAGCTTATTACTACCGAAGTTTTTCAAGCTATACATCGTTCAAACTTTGATTCACAAGTACATGAAACCTATCTCGATCTAGCAATCGGTACAGGTAATATGATCTGTAACGAAGACGATGATGATGAGATTCGTTTTGTTACTATCCCCCAGACACAAGTTGTTCTTGATTCAGGTCCAACCGGAATTGTCGATGGACGTTTTCGTACTCGCTCGATACCTATCAAACACATCATGCTGGAATGGCCGGATGCGACTATTCCTGTTCAAGCTTCACAACAAGGGCAACAAGATCCGAACAAAAAGTTCGATGTTGTCGAAGCCACCTATAGGGATTGGGATAAGAAAGATACTGAAACATGGCACTACTGTGTCTGGATAGAGAATCCTAAAGAAATAATCTTTGCTACCGAATACAAGGGACAAGGATCTCTTCCTTGGGTAAATCCTAGATGGTCCGTAGCTGCTGGTGAGGTTTATGGTAGAGGACCATTATTGAATGTCCTTGGTGATATCAAAGTCACTAACCTTATAGTTCAGATGTTACTTGAAGCAGGCGAGATTGCTATCTCGGGTCTTTGGCAAGCAGAAAGTGACGGCATCCTCAATCCGGAAACAATTCGACTCGTACCTGGCGTGATTATTCCAAAAGCTCCTGATTCACGAGGACTTGAACCAATTGCAACTGGTTCAAACTTTGATGTTGGTCAAATGCTTCTCGGTGATCTTAGAGGTAATATTCGACGTGCATTGTTTGACGAAGACTTAGGTCCTCCTGTTGGTACGCCAATGAGTGCAACGGAAGTTTCTGCCCGTATGCAGCAGATATTCCGTCGTATGGGATCTGCCTATGGAAGACTGGAACGTGAGTTTGTTCAGCCTTTAATCAAACGTGTTATCTATATTTTGAAGGAGAAGGGACGAATAGAGATACCAAAAATAGACGGAAGAGAGATAGATATTATCTCTGTTTCTCCTATGGCTAGTGCGCAGGCACAGGAAGATGTCGTTCGTTATCAGAAGTTTGTCGGAGCTTTACAGGGAACCTTTGGCCCTGAAGTAATGCCATTAATAATGAATCCTCAGATCGTTGCTCAATGGTTGATGGAACAGTATGAACTGAAACCTAGTTTGCTATACGACGAAAAGCAGAAGCAGGAACTTCTCGGACAGATTCAACAGATGGCACCACAAATGGGAGGTGGAGGAGGTGCAGGAGGTCCACCAGGAGGCTTACCTCTAGGATAATCCCATGACACGTTTGATTGCGTTTTTTGCGTTGTTCTGCACTTCAGTTATGTTTGTAATGTCTTCTGGCAATCCTGCACTTGCAAGGATAGATGATGCAATTCCTTTTATATATAAGCATAAGATCGCAACTATACATCCTTGTGGGAATCCAAATACCGATCTAAATAATCTAACCGGGTTTTTCAAGTATCGTTGGAAAGCAACTTACACTGATCTTACTCCTGAAGAAGTGCAAAAATGGTTAGCTTATTTCAATATTACTGATAGCAAGATTGTAATCATTCGGGTTTTTGAAAGTCCGCACCAACCCTTACTTGCAATAGCTCCTGCTAGAAAGTTTCAAAACTATTTAGACGGACAGTTACTTGTAGATGTAAATTGTGTGGTACAGTTTAACGACGGTATAGTAATACAGATGAAAAAAGAAGAACTTGAGAAAGCTTTACAGGGACCGGGATCAGATACTTAAATGCGAATAGCTCCAAGCAATAATTCTTTAGACAGAAGATTTCGTTCTGGGAGCAAAGAGGAAGAGGCGAAAATCAACCTAGCAGTTCGTTCCTGCTTTTCTGGGGCAGACGGTGATATGGTTCTTGCCTACTTACGAAATGTAACTTTTAATACGATTCTTGATCCGGAGACACATAGCGAGAAACATCTTTGGATGCAGGAAGGAGCAAAGGCCTTGGTTTGGATGATACAAGAAAGGATAAAGGAAGCGAAATGAGCGAAACATTTGCTACGGCAGAAGTGGAAGCGGATTCTTCAGTACCAGCTCCAGCGCCGGAACCGGCTCCTGCTATCAAACCTGGGAAGGAACCTATCGGTGGTCAGGCTCCTGAAATACATAATCAGCCAACGGGAGAACAACCGGAGTATATACCTGACAAGTTCTGGAATCCGGATTTGAAAACTGCCAATGTAGAAGAACTTGCTAAATCCTATATAGAACTTGAGCAGTCCTATAATACCAAGACAGAAGCTCTTAAAACTGATATCGAACGACGATTTCATGAGAGCCGGTTGTCACAGCGACCAGATTCGGCAGATGATTATGTAGCTCAACCGCCTGATGGGTTTCTTCCTAAAGAAGCTGTTTTTACAGCTGACGAAGATAATCCAATGATGAAGTTCTGGCGGCAGTCAGCTTACAGCATGGGATTAGGCCAAACTGAGTTTGAAAATGGTATTGCAGCTTTTATAGATAATATGATGCACGAAGCTCCAGATACGGATAAAGCAATAGAGTCTCTTGGTCAAAATGGGAAAGATCGGTTTGAAGCAGTACAGACCTGGTTACATGGGAAACTTGGAGAAGATTCAATTGAACATTTTGGACCGATGCTAGGAACTGCTGCAGGCATTATGGATCTGGAAAAGGTAATCGCTATGACCAAAGATTTCCAACAGGGCGGGTCTGCTTCCTTTACAAGCGCAAAACCACGCCACACTAGAGAATCTCTTGAAGCACTTATGAAAACTCCTGGCTACGCTGATCCACATCGGCGTGATCCAGCAATAGTCAAAGAAGTGCAAGATGGCTGGAGACAGCTAATTCCAGACCCCGAGGAACAATTGCAAGCAAGAAATTCATAGTGGTGCAGTGACTATCTTCTTGACTATAATGATGATTGCATTTGTACGGTCCCACCGTTTTTAGGTAGCCCTAACGGATAACTGCTGGCGAGCGATCTGGGAACAACCGTTGTTATCCTATTGATCCTTTAACGGAGTACGGCTCATGTCGACTAGTATCCCAACATGGTTTATCACCATGTTCGATACCGATGTGAAGCACGCATATCAACGCGGGGGTTCAAACCTTCGCGGCTTCACACGGCAAAAGTCGGGCGTTCAGGGCGATCAGGTTCGATTCAATAAATACGGTACAGGCTCTCTCGGTATAAAAGACCGACATGGCTTAGTCCCGGTTATGAATGCGGATCATACGGTTGTAACTGTTACTCTCATCGACAGATATGGTGGTGAGTACATTAATGACCTTGATGAGCTCAAAACGAATCTCGACGAAAGACAAGCCGCGGCTGTGGCACTTGCTATGGCAGCGGGTCGTCAACACGATGACTTTATTACCGACGCAGTTCTTGCCAGTTTACCGTCCGCTCAAACTACGGTTCATGCGAGTGGCGGACTGACTAAAGCAAAGGTCCAAGCAACCTTTGAGAACTTCAACGGTGGGAACATTCCGAATGATGGACAACGCGTCTGGCTCATTGCACCAAGTCAATGGACGGACTTGTTGGATATTTCGGAGTTTGCGAACCAAGACTTTATCGGTCCGGATAGCCTTCCTTGGGTAACCGGAGTAACCGCGAAGCGCTGGCTCGGGTTCTTCTTCATGCTCTATACCAATCTACCAACTGGTGGATCGAATAGTTCTCGTCAAACTCTTGCCTGGCACACCCCAGCTATGGGTTCTGCTGCTTCAGTAGATATGAAAACTAATTTCGATTGGGTTCCTGAGCGTGGTGAATACTTCTCTCAAATTAGACTTTCGGCCAATGCTGTTCGAATTGATGACAGCGGCGTGTTCGAAGTAGAATGTACGGAGTAGTAGCATGGCTCTTGACACAACAGCTTTGACCTCGGTAGCTCCCGGCTCTGCGTTAGCGGCCGGTGCGGCACCTAAGCGGATTTGGCACTACGTCACTAATGATACGTTGAGTGATGTTGCTGGATCTAACTATTTCAACAATGCATCAGATCGCGTACAAGCTGGCGATCTTATTCTGGTTTCCGCGGATATGGATGGCACTCAGGCGGGCCAAGGATATATTGTTAAAACTAATGCCTCGTTTGGCACTGCTGGCGGTGCAGTTGTAGTTGCAGCGTTTGCTTAATTAGTAAGATCCGTAGTTTCAGCCTCCTTCCTGCGGATCGAAGAGAGCCGGCTCCTCATGGCCAAGCGAAGAGGAGTCGGCTTTTCTTATAAGCTCATCATGACAATCACCATGATGAATCCACTTAGCGGTGGCTGTAGGAACTACTTCTTCTCCAAGTAGTCCCCATACTCCACAGATGTAACATTTCTCACGCGGCCTTTTGTCTCTGTGTTCTCTTCGCACTGTCCACCGATTCATTGAGATACTCCACTGCTTTCCATGCGTCCGATGCTGCGTGCAGAATAACGTCAGGGTTCTCCTTTATGATTTTGAACCATGTCTTCAGATATTTCAGATGATCTGGTCTTGGAGCTGTCTTATCTGCAATTCCGAACTGTCCACATAAGAAAGCTGAAGTTAACTCTGCAACCAGTTCTTCGATTGCATAGGCCTTATCACCAAAGCGTTGACCGAATTTCCGGTCTAGTCTTTCTTCATGTCCTGTGGCGTGACCAAGTTCATGGAAGAGCGTTGAATAGATGTGATAAACCGCTGTACCATCCTCTGTCTCAAGGAAAACCTCTCTGGGTGGCATATGTACTTCATTGATTGACGGGACGAAGCAGGCAACCGATCCCTTCCATTCGATCCGGACATTTGTAGCTTCCACAAACTGATCACAAGCATCGATGTACATGTCATCGGTTAATTCCAGTTCTTCGACATCTGCTGGAGCCCAGCCTTCTATTTGATCTGCATTCCAGACTCTTAGAGTCTTTCGCATAAAATAGCTATAAGACTCAATCTCTCCGTCTACTTCATGTTCCTTCATTCTTGTTTCAGCAAAAGTGATCTTTGTATGTTTTTCTCCTGCGATGACTTTTGCTCCAAGCCGGTTCCACTGACGAATACCGGCCCAGTAGGGAGTTGCATATCCCATTCTCTCTTCCTTGAACTTGAGAATAAGGATATTCGATCCCTTATACATATTATCTGTTAGAGCGTTGATCGGCCGTTCTCCGCCAATTACTCTCCAGGGCTTTGTCCAGCCTCCACTCTCAACGCCTTCCTCAATTGCAGTAATGATGTTATCAGTAAGCTCATGTGTATTTTGCATAAGATTATTCCTGTGGTGCGGTGCATCCGTCGGCGCCGCCGGAGAGAATCCAGCTATGCCAACATCTAAAGAAGAAATTGCCTCTGCTGCCCTGACTTTAGTTGGAGCTAACTCAATCAGTTCTTTTACAGAAGATTCCAATGAAGCAAGAGCAGCAGACTCTTTATACGAAACAGAACTGAAGGCTCTGCTAGCTGAACATCCCTGGAGATTTGCTATGAAATCTCAAGCGATGGTTAAATTAGCTGTAGCTCCTTCTTCTGCTCATGAAGCAGCCTATCCTGTCCCTTCAGACTGCATCCGCCCTCATTCTGTTCATCGAGGAACAACTCAATACACAGTGATTAAGGAATTTGAGGTGTTTGGAAATGAAATCCATACCTGGTCTGATACAGAATTTATCCTTGATTATGTTGCAAGAGTAACAGAAGACCTGTTTCCTGCATGGTTCGTTACTACTTTGGAATACCGTCTTGCGGCTATATTTGCCGCAGCTGTAGCGCATAATGGGGAACTGGCTAATTTTTGGGCAGGAATGGCAAGAAACAAAAGTATGGAAAGCAGACACGTAGATTCCGTTCAGGACGAACCAAACAGAATACATCCAACAAGGTTCACAGAGTATAAGAGGGCTTTTTAGTGGCCTCGGGCTTCCGCAGTTCTGACCTGCTACAGACAAACTTTGCAGCAGGCGAAATCGATTCTGAAATGCAGCATCGTACAGATGTCGGTGCTTATGGTGCTGCTGTAGGTTCTCTTATCAATTTCATGCCCAGACTACATGGTGGAGTTCGTACGAAACCAGGAACTCTTTACCACCAGACTGTTACCGCAGATGCCAAGCTCTTTCCTTTTATTTTCTCGGAAGCGCAAGGCTACATTATGGCTTTTGGGAATGCCCGACTGGACATTTACCATAGTGATGGTTCGACGGCTCAGCTTAATATCACAACTCCCTGGAATACCTCCCAGTTTCCTGATCTCCGTCTTGCACAAGCTGGAGATGTGGCGATTATCTGTCATCCTGATGTAGTAACTCAAAAACTCACTCGTACCGGAGCTTCCGCTTTCAGTCTTGCAACTTTTGCTTTTGACGGAATTACTACTGGTGCTGTTACGATCAAGC